ACACTAAGGAGTATGTATGAAGAACAAAATGTCTGAAGCTTGGCGTGAGTGGTGGTCAATCGTTTACGGTAAAAACACCCCGGCTGGTAGCTACAACCCAACAGAGGCACACATGTACGAGGCATGGGTTGCGGCATGGGATGCGGCAGATAAACAATCGCAGTCTGAGATTACGTATCTCAAAGAACAACTGATGCGCGCTAACACAAACGATGGCGCATACAAAGCTGCGTTCTTAGCCGGACAAATGTCTAGGGATAAAAAATGATTGAACGCCTAGACATCATTCGCATGGCGCAGGAGGCGGGATTTATGGAGGCTGGTCACCCAATGAATCCTTGGAGCGCCCATACAGATCAAATTGAAGTCTTCGCCGCCCTTGTCGCCGCGCATGAGCGGGAACGCATTATCGCAGCCAACGCCCCAGAGATTCAGAAAGTCAACGAATACATTAAGGCACTGGAGGATAGTATCGCAACCGTTATCCGCGCAAGGAAAGAGAAATGAACCGCGAAGACATTATCCGCATGGCGCGGCAGTCTGGGTGGTCACAAAAAGACATCGACGGCCTCTTGTACATCGTTGAAACGGTAGCCGAAGCCGAGCGCGTAGCCTGCGCCAAGATAGTAGAAAACTATTGCGGAGCATGGGATGACCAAGGCTACGCACTTGCCAACGCTATCCGCGCAAGGGGAGAGAAATGAACAAACAAATCAAAGAACTTGCTGAGCAATGTTGGGATAGAAGATTAGACGGAGTTCATTTTGACCAAGAAAAGTTTGCCAACCTTGTTGCCGCGCATGAACGGGAGGAGTGCGCCAAGGTGTGTGATGTATTGGCGACGCATCCAGAGTACGCATCTCAAGTAACCAAACTAGCAGCAATGGCTATACGAGCACGGGGAAAGAAATGATTCGAGAGACAAACACAGTCATTTGGGGCGGCCTTGAAAAGCCAATGAGCACAATCGGCATCCGAACATCCGGCCATTTTATTCAGTTCACCGGCGGGTGTGACTTCCAGATGATAGTTAGGAATGAACTTGTTACCGATGATGGTCGGACGGCTGGAGAGCGGCAGCGTGCAGAACTTCACGCGATGCTGGATCGTTGGCTCGACGGAACATGGGGTGACCATGACTGACCGAATTGTTATTGGTGCCAACGGGCGCAAATATATTACGCAAGAGCCTGTCCCGCATCAAGGAAAAGAAAACATGAGCACACCTATTACCCCGCAACAGATGATTGAGTACATGGTGAACGTCTTAGATAACGCAGTCAAAGACTATCCCGAGGAAGAGCAAGAAGTTGCCAAAGCAACGCTACTGGATGCGTTTAGTGCAGCTATGTTTAGAGGACCAATGGAGAAGAACACATGAAACGTGAACTATATGACTTCACAACCCCGCCCGATTCAAAAGGGGCGCACGTTAGTTTGTATTACTTCCCGCACAGTAAGCAAAGCAGTATCGGCCTTCAGTCTCGCGCACCGGCATATAACGAACCGCCGTGCATGGTGGCTAACTATGACAAAGAAGGCAACCTGCTATACACGCGGTTCATTTTTAAAGACGGGACATGGAGAGATGATGTTCAATGAATATGACGGATTCCCCAGCGATGAATTTTTTGCTGTGCTGCTGGATTGCATGGCGAATAGCGCTGCTGACATGGTTTATTTTTTACTTGGTGACGGGCAATGATTAGATACGGAATCCTTGATGACGAAGGCAAGGTGATCCGCTGGGTGTGGTCCGTACCGCCATACCCGCACATAGTTGAGAAGATTAAAAGAAAACGTAAACCCAAGTTGGATTTATCTAAAGCACAGGAGGCATTGTTTTGAACTACGACCCGATAGTTGATTACTTAACTAAGCATGGCGATATGCCGGCTTCGCGTATAAATATTCCAGGCATGTCGCTCGCGGCAATCAAGACGCGTGTGCTAAGTCTTTACCGTGCTGGTGTGCTGCTACGTAGGCAAGAGCCAGTCAGCCCAAGTAGCCGCAAGATGAACATGATCTACAGTTTGTCGGGCTTGCCAGCACCGGCTAAGCCAAACAAAAACGACATGATTGACAAAGAAATGCGCAAAGTTTTAAAGAGAGAACCCGAGTATTCCTATCACTTACGTAACCTACCGAGGGATCAAAATGGATTTGGACAAGATACTTGATTGGGCTGCCGCCTTCATGGTCGGCTACGTACTAGGACTTGGAATTGCGTTGGTGTCTTTAGTTTTTGCAAGAGGTTATTGATGGAAGATAACAAAACAGAACACACCACACCATGGGGCAAAGTGTGGACGCATGGCGCTGATGTAATGAAGACATTCAAACAGTATGGTTTCGTTCCGCCAAGTGAGTATCGCAATGACTACCTCTTCAGAATCAACAGAGAAAACGGATTCGTTCAAGATGCCAACGGTGGTTATAGCTGACGCTTGGCTAATCCATTACGGACCCGACTGGGTATCGGAAGACGATGTAAGAGCCGATCCTTTCTTTTGGTCAGCGTTGCCCATGTTAATGGGACGCGGGTTCCTTTTATCTCAGTTCATGCTTTACACGAACAGGTTGCATTACAGGCTCATTCCCTATGGAAATAGTTGACAACAAGGCGCTGCTTTTCAGGACACGCAAGCCTGAGAAATACAGCATCATTCCCAAACACAAGATACTTGATGTTAATGAGGATGGCGTCTATCAGGTAGCCGTGTACTGGGGACTAGACGAAGCGCGAGTACTGCGCAACCTCGGCGTCAAAGACGTACCGTCGCCTATTACGGCGCGGTACGGCTGGCCGGGTAGGTACAAGCCGATGAAGCACCAGATTGAAACGTCTGCTTTCCTGACGCTGTACCGCAGGGCTTTCTGCTTCAATGATCCAGGCACGGGCAAAACTATGTCTGCGCTATGGGCGGCTGACTACCTGATGGAGCGCGGGTATGTGCGCCGTGTGCTGGTGCTGTGTCCGTTGTCGATCATGCAGTCAGCGTGGATGCAGGACATCAACAACACGGTCATGCACCGTAGCGCCATCGTTGCTCACCATCAGCAAGCGTCTCGGCGTATCGAGATGATTCAGCAGGACTATGAGTTCGTGATCACCAACTACGATGGGCTGGCGCTGGTAGCCCCGGAGATCAACCGCGACGGTCGGTTTGACCTGATCATTGTGGACGAAGCCAACGCATACAAAAACGCGACGACCAATCGCTGGAAGGCGCTGGCCTCGATTCTCAAGCCCGAGACGTACCTGTGGATGATGACGGGTACGCCTGCTTCGCAGTCGCCCGTGGACGCCTACGGCTTGGCCAAGCTGGTCAATCCTGCTGGCATACCCAAGTTCCTTACCGCGTGGCGTGAGCAGGTGATGAACAAGATCACCATGTTCAAGTGGGCGCCCAAGCCCGACGCTTCTGTGCAAGTACACAAGGCGTTGCAACCAGCGATTAGATTCACGAAGGCTCAGTGCTTGGACCTGCCGCCCGTGGTCACGGTCACCCGCGAAGTGCCCATGACCCCACAGCAGAACAAGTACTACAAGCAACTCAAAGATCAGTTGATGGTCTATGCGGCGGGCGAGACTATCAGCGCAGTCAACGCAGGCGTAGCGGTAAGCAAGTTGCTACAGATAAGTTGTGGTGCTGCGTACACCGACGACAAGGAAGTGGTGGTGTTCGATGCGGGTCCGCGCATGGCCGTGCTTGAGGAGATCATGGAGGAGACGGATCGCAAGGTGCTGATCTTCGCCATGTTCCGTACCAGTATGGACAGCATTGCCGCGCACCTAACCAAGCACGGGTATACCAACGAGCAGATCAACGGTGACGTTAGCCCGAGCAAACGCAACCGGATTATCCATGACTTCCAGAACACGGACAACATCCGAGTGCTGGTCATGCAACCACAAGCGGCGGCACATGGGCTGACGCTGACTGCGGCTGACACAGTGGTGTTCTATGGTCCGCTCATGTCTGTTGAGATGTACACACAATGTATTGCTCGCGCTGATCGCAAGGGCCAGGACTCAGACAAGGTGACGGTTGTGCACATTCAGAGCAGTACCATCGAGCGCGAGCTGTTCACAGCCATGCGCAACAAGGTGAACGATCACACCCTGCTGGTCAAGCTTTTCAGTGAGGAAGTCAAACGATAAACATCACTTGCGTTTCCCCAAATTCACCTGTAAACTGTCAAACACTAGACAAGGAGAAGTAGATGCCTGACGAAGCCAACGATTTGGCGGTTGTTCCTATGGACAAACTCGCCAAGGTGTACCGTAAGATGGCAGCACGCATTCAGTTGCTCACCTCTGAGTATGAGAATTCCGTTGAGGAGATCAAGGCTCAGCAGGAGCAGATCAAGAATGCTATGAAAGATCAGATGCTTGCCCTTGGGCTGGCGTCTGTGCGCACGACCGAAGGTACGGTAACGCTGTCAACCAAGACACGTTACAACACGCAGGACTGGGATGCCTTCAAGCGATTCGTTGTCACCAACGATGCGGTCGATCTTCTGGAGAAGCGAATCCATCAAACCAACATGGCTTCGTTCCTTGATGAGAATCCCGGTTCAGTTCCCCCCGGACTCAACTCCGTGCAGGAGTACGCAGTCTCTGTTCGCAAACCCACTAAGTGAGGCTATATGTCTAACGTAACTATGTTCAATCCCGCGCAAGTCCCCGCCCACGTTCGCGCACGTGGCGAACTCTCTGCCATGGCCAAGTCACTGGCAGGTGGTGCAGTCGGTGGCGGCAAGCGCGTCTCCATCAAGGGCGGTGTGTTCCGTCTGATGGCTGGTGGCAAAGAGGTAGCCTCTATTGAAGAGCGCCATCTTGATGTCGTGTTCGTCAACGCCGCGCCCAACATTGGACGGATCTGGTATGCCAAAGCCTACGACGGAGACGCCAACGCCCCCGACTGCTGGTCAGCCGATGGCAAAATTCCAAGCGCTGACTCCGCCAACAAACAGCACGACACCTGTGAAGGTTGCCCCAAGAACATTGCTGGTTCTGGTCAGGGTAATTCTCGGGCTTGCCGTTTTCAGCAACGTCTTGCTGTTGTGCTTGCTAATGATGTGGGCGGGGATGTTCTCCAGTTAGCGCTCCCAGCTACGTCCCTGTTCGGCAAGGGTGACAACGACCAGCGTCCTCTCCAAGAGTACGCTCGCTATCTGGCGGCACAGAACGTCGATCCGTCTGACGTTGTTACGCGCATGAAGTTTGACACCAAGAGCGAGTCGCCCAAGCTCACGTTCAAAGCCATGCGCTGGGTTGAGTCTGATGAGCAAGCGACCATCAAGTCGCAGGGTGAGTCTGACGATGCGATCAAAGCAATCACGATGACGGTTGCAAAGATTGACAACGTGAAGGCTCCTGCCCCATTGTTCACCACTCCGCGTCCTGCACCGAAGGCAGAGTCCAAGGTTAGCAAACCCGCCGACCTGGTTGCAGACGAAGCGGAGGAGCCGGTCGTGCGCAAGGAAGAGAAGAAGCCAAGCGCTGTGCCAGCCAAGAAGGGAAACCTAGCGGCCATGGTTGACGACTGGGACGACGAATCTTAAAAGGCGGGGGGCGAAAGCCCCCTGAATATCCACATGGCATATTCACAAAAACTGATTGATGAAGTTGCCGCCGCCCCCAAGACGCTGGGTAACCAGCTCGGGCGGTGGGCAATACATCGTGACTTCTCCGTCTTGCGCGTGGCTCACATCACTGGCGCATCTCGGCAATCTGTTTACAACTGGTTCAGTGGCGGGGAGATATTCGTGGCGTATCGACCGATAGCGGAGGCGCTAATTCAGATACTCAAAGCCAACGTCAATCCTGACGTTGCGTATGAAGAAGCATGCAAGGCGTTCAAGATAAACCCGTAACTCGGAAAGTTCATGACACTACCGCTGAAATTTCTAGCGGAGGTTCTGCCGTCCCCGGGAGATGGGTACTACTGCGCGGTGGAGCTTTCAAATACTAAAGAACATGTCTTTGTAAAACAAATTGAGGAGATAGACCAGTCAGTTGAGGGCTGGTTACAGAAACGCTACGACGTTTACTTCGCGCTGGCTACGTTCAAGACCGCAGAGAACCGCCGCGCAACCAATGCTTTGCAAATCCGTTCGTTCTTTCTGGACATGGACGGATACGCCACACGCAAGGAAGCGGCGCTATCGCTTGTGGCATTTCTTGAGAAGACCACGCTGAATAGTCTCGGCACACCATGGTTGGTTAACTCTGGTGGTGGGTTGCATGTTTACTGGCCTCTCACTGAGCCGGTCGATGTTGTTGATTGGAAGCCAGTAGCCGAAGATCTCAAGCGTCTGTGCAAACAGGAAGGTCTGCGTATTGACATGACAGTCACGGCAGATGCGGCACGGGTGCTTCGTATCCCGGGCACGATGAACTTCAAGAAGAAGTACCCGACACCAAGGGAAGTTAAGCTGCTTGCCGAGGGGGACAACTTCCGATTCGCGGACATCGTGCAGTGCATTGCCGATCACCTTGTCGAACCCAGCCCACTCGGGGCACCGCCGCTACAACTCCCGGGCACAAGACCTCCACCCAAAGATACGAGCGCGGCCAAGCTGACGCTGATCTCCAATAGTGCGACATCGTTTGCGCTGATGGAGCAAAACAGCGATTGCGCTCAGATCAAGTTCTACCGTGAGAACGCGACTGACGATGGGATGGAACCGATATGGCGTGGGCTTCTGTCGTGGGCCAAAGTTTGTGAAGACGGTGAAGCCGCCGCTCGGGAACTCAGCGCTCTGCACCCATACGATGAAGATCGTATGCGTAGCAAACTTGCGGAGATCAAGGGTCCGTACCCTTGCCGCAAGATGGATAGCGAGAACCCAGGGGTGTGCAACAGTTGCCCGCATGTTGGGGCAATCACTAATCCGTTGGTCATGGGGCGAGTGGTCAAGACCGACAACACAGAGAAAGAGATACAGCTAACCGCAGACCAGATCCTTGAAGAAGATGAAGATGAGGAAGAGCAACCGCTTGCATCGACGCTATCTATCATCCGACCCGAGCCGCCACGTGGGTACAGCTACGGAATAAACGGCGGGATATACGCTGAGCGGGAAGAAAAGGATGAGCAAACCAAGAAGAAGGTAAAGAAAACGGTTCAGATTCTGCCGTACGATTTGTTTGTAGTTCATATTCTTAAACAGGAGTCAGACCACTTAGTTAACTTAGCCGCGACACGACCCGAAGGTACAACGATCATCAACATGCCGCAGAAGGCGGTGGTCAGTAAGGATGAGACGGTCAAGTGGTTGGCTAACCAGAACGTGCTGGCGTCATTCGGTCAGGGCAACGACAAGAACTTGTTCGACTACGTGCGCGCGTCTGTTGAGCAGGCGTCACTCACAAAGAGAGTGTTGGCTGTGCCCAAGCAGTTCGGTTGGCAGGAGGATGAGTCCTTTGTCTACAACGAGCGCGTGTTCTACAAGAACGGTACGGTGGTCAACATCCCCATGCCGGGGCTTGAGAACATCAACCGCAACACTTGTGGGCGAGGGGATCTCGACTCTTGGCGTGACGCTTGGACCACGATCTTTATCAAGCGCAAGATGTACGACCTGCTGGCCTGTGCCATGGACAGCTTTGGCTCCATCCTCATGCAGTTTACACAGTTTGAGGGGTTTGTCTGGCACCTTGGTGGCAAGACATCTGGTACAGGTAAGTCTCTCACACTCAGCGCCAAAGCTGGGGTCTGGGGACATCCGGTGCGATACC